TTGACTGTGTCATCAGACATCACCACTCCGAGCGATTCATAGTATTCCTTTAGGGCTTCGACCGAATCGCTGTTATTGGAAAGGATAGGAGTAAGAACCGATGCGATATCGTCACCGAAAAGGTCTTGGATAATCTTGGTCTTCTCAGTTCCGTCAGCCATATTCTGAAGAGCGGTTACGATTTTCTCAAATGCCTCTTCAGGAGATAAACCAGCGAAATCGGAATAGGTAAGTCCTAATTCAGATAGTTTAGCTGTTGCATCTCCCTCTCCCTCGGATGCTTGGTCAAGAAGGTCATTCATTGCGGAAAAAGCTGAATTGAGGTCATCGGTGTCTCCGCCCACTCCCTGAACAATGGCAGACCAAAGCTGATAATCTTCAGCTGATATTCCTATCTTCTTGGAATTGTCGGAAATGGTCTTATTGTAGGTCAATAAAGCCTTGGTAGCCTTAACAACAGCGGTTACCATTGCCACGATGACAGTAATCAGTTTGAGCCATGACTGCTTCATCGCCTTATTGGAATTGGTGCTTTGCTTTTCCAATTTTTTGGTGTCTTTCTTGGCATCATCGATTCCTTTGGTGAAGCCTGACGACTCTAAGGTGAGACTGGCTATCAATGTGAAGATATTCATTTGCTTCCTCCTATCTTTAAACCATGCTTTCTGAAAGTATCTGCAATGATTTCATCGCCTGTTCTAGTATCGAAATCGTTTCTGTAAAACATTCTTCTAAGCTCTGAAAATTCCTTGCCGTTCTCAATATGCTGATTTGAAGCTATCGTAAGAAGTAGCTTTGAATCGTAATCCCTGTGAGTGACTTCAAGGACAAGCTGGTTAGTCTTATGCTTTAGATATGTCATGAGTGATTTCTCACCAGCCCATATCCCAAGCTGTCCTATCCATTCAATTATCTGACCTGAAGCCTCTTGATAGTTGCTATCGACTATTTCAGCGACTGAGAGGTGGTCTGAAAAAAATCGGTAAAGGTTTTATCCTCAGCCATTTTCCTAATCTGCTCATTGAAGTCTCCCATAGGCTCGTTCTCGATTTCATCTGCGGTCTTGCCAAAATAGACACCGATTAATTCATAGAACTCATCATATTTCACAAAATATGGAAGCAATCGGAAAACCGCTGAATAGCTTTGAAGTTTCCCATCGGTCTTCTTAATCATTTCCACACATTCTTTGTCGCCTTTAATCCTATCAAGCAGGTCAGCGATTATAGGCGAATATTTTGCGAACTTCTCTAACTGTGATTTAGCACCCATGCTTATTTTCCTTTAATAAAGGTGTCTTTTAAAGGCAAGACACCGAGCCTTTATCGATAGATTTCAAACGGAGCGGTCTTGAGGTCAGAAGCGTCATAATGTCCGATTAGGGCTAAGGAATAAGAGCCTTCTCCCTTATTGGTTATTGTGAAATTGAGGCCTCCTGTGTTAAGAGCATTCTTAATCTTGATTACAATCTGCTTTCCATCTCCAGTATCGCCAATCCAGTAGATATCTTTATAATCGGTATCGGCAATTTCCGAAGTGCATTTAAAAGTAGTGACATCGCCAGTGGTAGTGGCAGTAGAACCGCCTCCCAAAGCAAGAAGAATATCGTCCTTCTTGAATTCGATTAAAGTAGTATTGAGAGTGACAACCCAATCATCGATAACACGCATACCCTTGACATTTGCGGGAATTCCATCGGCATCAATGGTTCTCTCAGTAGGAACTGCGGTGAATGAACCGCCTCCCTTGGTGGCTCCAATGATATCGGTCGGAGCAATAGTTCCGCCCTGAGTATAGGAAGTGGTCAGAACACCAGCACCAAGCTGAATATTCTGCTTCGTATCGGCTGTAAATCCTGTGAGCATTTTAAGCCCTCCTTACTAGATATTCAAATTAGTAACAACTACATTTACAAGAACTGCCCTTATCGTTTCCGTATCGTCTAGCCTATTCTGAACGAATGGGGTTCCTTTCGAGACATATAGCTTAGTATCTTCATTTGTGATGATGACTCCTTGGTCTCCCAACAGGCTTGAGAGCTTGTCCGCATATCCGTATGCCTCGGAATAGGAAGAATCGTTCCTAGTCCATATAGTCAGCGACTGCGAACTGCTCTCATTAGTTGGAGCCTCAGTATAGTTGAGTGAGATATAAGGCAGTGATGCGGAAGAGGATACTGGTTCCTGATAGGCAGTAACCACATTTGCTTTGAGCCATTTTATCAAAGCCTTTGCACCGTCTGTCATAAATCACTACCCTCTCCCTGAACCACCGTCCCTGACGGCATATCATAGGATTTGCAAGTCCATTGGATGATATCCTTCAAGTCCCCTTCCCCCTGAAGAACATCTGAATTTATCATGGCATATTTTCCATCGCCTTTTGACTTAATGATTAGATTTCTAGCGATTCCCAGACTCCCCTTATTCGTGGTAGTCGTCATCAAAGTGAACACCTCGGTTATTCCCAGTTGGGATGCGATTGTCCTCTCGGCAGTTGATGCCCTTTGAAGCAAACCCTTGAAAGTTCCGAGATAAACATATCTCGTTACGAAACCGCCCAAATCATCAGCGGTCTCTTCTTTCTTGATTAGTTCCAAATCAACAAAGTAATCAGTTACCATATCCGCCTCCCTAGAGTTTCTCGCCTCTCAGTATCGCCTTGACTCCTTCCTCGGTTTCAGGAAGCGATTGCTCGATTCCATTCTTGAGAAAGTATCTTCCAGCCACGATTGTCCCTTTCTTCGTCATATATCCCAATTCAACCGCCTGAGCATAATCCACATTCGTTCCCACGATGACAGTATTGGCAGTCGATGGTGTCCCAACTAAGGCATCAGTGGCAAGACTGTCGGCAGTAGCCTGAGCATTTAGACCAGACTGGAAAATAGCGGTTGAGAACGATATTGAGCCTCTTAATCGTCCTGTATCGACTATATCCCTGCCTGTGAAATCAGGCATTGACATATATTCAGTAACGTATCTGACCGCATTCGTACCCATCAGCATCAGTGCCTGAGCGGTTGCCTTCTTCAGCTGGGCATCGACAAGTTCGGTATTGTCCTTTATTGAAAAAGAATAGGATATGTTCTTCTTGTCATCAGCCATATCTAATCCTCGCTTAATTCATCAATGAAATGGTATCGTCCCATATATGGCTTATAGTAAGGTTCTAGAATGTCTCCGAACTTCTCATAGGCTTTGTCGCTTGAATAGGTGACTGAATAGTTGGGAATTGACTCGGATGCAACTCCATTCTGCAACTTTCCTTCATAATCGTTCAGCTTAGAGACACAGTCAGACACAGACTTAGGAACCGCAAGGCTCACGATATAGCCGTTGAAAGTCTCATCAGCTAAAGTCCCATCGATTGTCATAACCCCTGCGGAAAAGCTAAGAACCTTATAGACTCCGTCATTTAAAAGGGAGTCCATGATTCTGACATACTGACCAGCCTTATAGGTCTTTGAGACTGCAATCGTGTTGGCTGAAATCGAAAAATCTCCCAACTCGAAATCACGCTCGAAATAGTTGCCTAAGTGTTTAAGAACATCAGTCAGTGTCATATTTCATGGACTCCTTTTTTCTAAATTATTAGGCGGCGGCGGTGTAGTTGCAGGTCAGAACGCCAACAATCTCAGGTCTAGTGACTTTGGCGCCATAGACATGGAGACCCTTGACGGCATCCTTGAATCCGTTCTCAGGTCTGAAAGCCTCGGTCTTGCTGATTTGGTCGGCATAAGTTGCGGACATGGAAGTGGAGGCGATAATCTTGTATTTGGCACCAGAAGTATTCGGAACATTGTTTGATTCATAGATAGTGAAACCAGCACCACGACCAACACTGGCGGAAGCAATGACAGCATCGCCTGTCTGAGTGGCGTGAATGAATCTATCGTCCTTTAAGAGGAATCCATAATAGTCAGGGTCGACAACTACCCATCTTCCCTGTTTAGGACATTTGGCTTTATCAAGAGCAACGCTTAATTCGACAAGCTCATCATAGGCATTATCCTTGGTGATAACGATAGGAGTGGTGTCAGAGCCGAC